GAAGATGGACATAAATGGACGATTGATAGTTGTGATAAAATGAGGTCAAATGAATATGATCCAGAAAGAGTAAAAAAATTAATGGATGTTATAACCCATGGACAAAGTTATGATTTAATTGCTAATAATTGTCAAGATGTAAAACGAAAAATATTAGATGCATTACAATAAAAATTGATTTTATAATGACTTGTTTTTATAAGAGTTAATAAATGTCATCCAAACAGAAAAAAATTCAAGAAACCTTCCAACATATCCGCGAGTATTGGAAAGAGGAATATTACAAAACATGTTCATTGGAATGGAAAAAAATTCAACCATTTATTTCAAAAGAAGCAACCGCATATCAATGTTGTGGATGTGATACATTTTGGACTTCGGTCCAATTTATCAATGACCACGATAATATTTGTCCCAAATGCGACACCCATTGTCAGCCCATGCTTTGCAATCCTGTAAATTGGCTTTCGGTTTTGGAATATATTGACCCAAAATATCATCATTATTTGATACCAAAACGCGACGCAATTTCATTTCTACAATTTATTAAAGATTATGAAAATATTACTGAGGAAATTGGCTTGATTGGCGATGATTTTACAGTTTTCTTGGAAGGTCTTACATTAAAAGAAATCCATTTTGAATACATTGGATTTTATGAAGAAAAAACAAAAAATGCGTATATTTATGTGAAACAAGGTACAGTTTATCATACAATAATATATAATGCTTGGCAGTTATTTTGTAATAATGATGATATTAGCGTAAAAATTTATGAAAAATATTGTGGAAATTACTCCATAGAAGATGGATATGAAACAGACAGAAAATATTTGTATAAATATTTGATGAAAATGTTGGTTGATAAAGTGTTTGAAGATTAATTTTGGATAAAATTGAATTATATGCATTAAAATAACTTAAAGATATTTATTATCAATATATAATGACAACTATGAATATGAATCTACAAGATTTTTTATCTTCTAAAAGGATTTTACATAATGAAATACCTTGTGAATATAACAATGCGTTAAGATTTTTTATTGAAAATCAAGAAAATACTGACATTATAACATATGAAAATACAAGACACTTTTCTTTATTAAATGTTAGTGTTTTAGAGAGAGACGCTGATGGTAATTTTTTTTATCAGTTTAGTGTGAAACGAGATGGTGATATTATTGATAACATTTGTTATGAAAGTATAAGTGGTATACCCGCGCAATTGAGTTATTATATAGGAGGTGATAAGTATATGCCAGAAGAAGTAGATAAGTTTGTTATTGCATCATCAATGTATCATGATTTTCAAATTAGAGTAACTTTTTTGGAAAAACAAACAACAAATGATGAATTTAAAATACTTTCAAGATATTATTTAGTAAATACAGAAGACAGAAAAAAATTAGCAACAAGTAGAGTAGAAACTGAAAATATTATTTATAGTAATGGTATGACTAGAAGAAAAAATTAAAAATTTATATTAGATGATTTTCTACAAGAAAAAAGAACAAATCAAAAAATTTTTGATTTATTTTTTTATATATTTTATATTACACCTTTGCACATTTCAAACGCCGATTACAATATCCTTTTATCGATTGTGTTGTGTTTTTTTATTTTTATTTTTACGATTTTTTTTTGATTTTTTATATCTCTTTCTTCCTCCTCCATTCACAATACCACTTAATATACTAACAACTTGGCTATAAATTTCATCTCTGGTTGCTATTATATATCCTTGTTTTTCAAAGTCAGTTTTCCACATTCTATTTATTCTTAATGTTTCTTTTGTTCCACACTCTCTTTCTATGTTTTCTTGAATAAGTCTCACAAATTTTTCATTATTTTCTGTAATATCACGAATAATTGCCTCATTTTTAGTTACATAATCTTTTAAATCATCTGTTATAAATCTTATGCATTTTTGTTTAACGATTAACATATCATCAATATCAATATAAAAGTTGTATTGAGAATGTAGATCATAATATAATTCTTCATTATGCCAAAACATATGATTTAACCCAACTAATACAAGTGGTTTTTTTTGAGACAAGATATATTTATCTAAAAATGCTTGGTATAGTTGTGAATCGAATTCTTCCCAATTATAATCATCTCCATATTGTGAATTTATAAATTCTTCTCTTAAATCATCCAAATCTTTTACTATTATTTTATTGCCATATAACTCTGATAACCTTTTTCCTAAATATGTTTTACCGGAACCTGATGCTCCAGATATATGAATTATAGGAGTAACTTTATCCATTTAATTATAATAAGATTAAAAACCCCAACGACAAAAATTAATAAATTTAAAGGTTTATTAGTTTCTAATAATTTTAAAATATTTAATTAATGCTCAAATAGGAGCACGGGAAACAGGAACAAGAGATCTGTATTAAAAAGAAAAAAATAAATAATCAACTATATCGAGGCAAAAAAAAATTTGTTTTTTTATTTTTATTATTTCATTTGATCTACGAATTATCATTGTCATCACCATCAAGAATATCTACGAATCATCATTGTCATCATCATCAAGAATCGGGACAGGGTTTCTGTATTCATTGGGAAGCGCACGAGGAACGGGAAGGTTTCGGTAAACAAATGGTTCAATCGGTGCTGAAAATTTTTGGACCATTTCAATCGTTGCTGGATGATCAATGTATGCTGACGTGTTGAAATTAGCCCATCGATCCATTTGAATTTCAAACAGCTCTTTTTCTTTTTGTTCTTTTTCGATTTTTTGTTGGCTTTTGCGGTTTTTGAATTGTTGCATTTGTTGGTCTCTTTTTCTCGCTTGTTCAAATTCATTCGTGAGTCTCTTTTGTTCTTGTTGACGTAACTCTTCCTCTTGTTGATGTTTTCGCCGTAGTTCCCTTTTTTCGTTGTTCAACACCTCTTCAAACAAGAAGAGATCATCGGTTTCATTTTCAATGAATCGTTCATGATTTCGTTCTGCCGATGTGTCGATGGATATATCGAATGGAGTTCCATCAGCTAAACGAAGTTGAATCGATGGCATAAAGTTAATGTCTTGTCCATCTCGGAACCGTTCAAGTATCGCAATGCGATTGTAAAGATGAAACCGACGAATACCGTTTGGACCCCATATTCCCATTTGGCGTTCAAAAGCTACATCTTCTTCACGGATGTTTCTAAAGTATCCCGATCCAATATGTTCTTCGCGAACACCGCCATCAAAATATATAATTTCTGATGCATGAAAGTGTGGCTTTTCGTGTGTGGGCGGAGTTCGATTCAAGTCATAGTAATAAAACCGGTGACTTGCATCATCTTCCGGATGGTGTTCGAAGTGGTACTCGGTTGGATCCGGATTCAGTTTGATGAATTCAATAAAGTGTTGAAGGCAGTCATCATCCGAATACTCGGCCCAGTCGGGATGGTTGAGTTTGAATGTTTGCACAAATGTGATAAATGATGTTTCGTAAATTGTTTGAACTGTGCCTTCACTTACCTTGCTTCCATTGTGAAATGGATACACTCGATCAAAATACTCTCTTGTGAGTTGAAACGTGGAAATGTAGTCGCGTGCACTCACATACATGTTGTTGTTCGATAAATTGGGATCTTCATCGACCTGTTCCAAATACTCGGAAAGGGGATGGTCGGTTCCCACGTAAATTCCTCGAAACATGTAATCTGGTTCTAAGTCCCACCTTTGTCTCTGTTCTTGCATCGTCGTTTTTGTCGTTCACTTGGAAACACTGTCAAAAATAATAATAAAATAAAAAAAATCAATTTGTTTTTTTTTATTTTTTATTTTTTATTTTTTTTCTATTTTTTCTTTTTTATTTTTTTATTTTTGTTTTCATGATTGCATAGCATAAAATGTGTTCAAACAAGGCGAGGAGGTGTAATCATAGGAGGAAGAGGAGGAAGGTCCAACCTCAATGGTAAAGGTGCCAAATTGAGAGGTGTGGAAGAAGGAGGAGGTTGAGCAAAACCAAACACAGTTCTTTGAACAGGAGGCATAGGCATTTGACGTGGGCGCGGAATTTGAGGAGTGCGTGGAGTACGCGCAGCTTCTTCTGCTTTTTGGACTTTTTCAGCGTATGCTTGGGCGGCAACAGGATCAGATGCGTAAACGCTTTCTTTTTTCACTTGGCCGTTGTATTTGGCAATCCAAGTAGCTTGGTCATAACTGGCCCCATCTTCATCTGATTTGATTTTAAGTTCAGGGGTCATCCGAATTCGTCCAAAGCATTGCATTCTTTGTCCAATAGGAACAATCGTGCCAGTTGTAACAACGGATCCATCGCCGTTCAAAATGGACACCTTTCCAAATGTTTTTTCTTGATTTTCATGACCATGACCATTAGAACCAGTTGGTTTAGAAACGAAAACAGGTTTAGAAATGGGAACAGACGCGGAACAACCCATACTAAACATAATCGAATAATGCCGAATGGAAACACTAAAAAGAGAAGAAAGAAAAAAGAAAAAATCAATTTGTAAAAAAGTGAGTGAAAAAAAGTGTAAAAATGATAAAAAGATAATAAAAATTTTAATAAAAAAATATTAGGTTAAATATTGAGAACAAAATAAAATATTAGAAAAAAAATATAAAAAATATTATAAGGAAATATATTATAATATTTAAATTAATAAGAATGTGTACGGTGTATACCGAAGCTGCATTAAAATACATTGAAAAACAAAGAAATAAAATAAGACATAAGTCATTAGAATTTTTAAAGAAAAACTGTAAAGTTCCTATTATCGTATTTCCAAAGAAGAAAGTATTTAAGTATTCGATAACAAACCGAGATATAAGAGAAATAGGATATAATGAAGGATGTGTTATTGCAAAAACTTTACGCGAAAATGAGGATTTAAATAAGAAATATAATTTAAAATTATTTAATATGTTATCCGTATTTAGTTCAACGAAAAATAATATCAAAGTATGTTTAGAATATTTAAAATATTTTTGTAAAGCAGATATGAGTAAAATTGGAATTGTATCTATTACTAATAAAAATAATTTGGGTATAACCGGAATAGAACCATATTTAGAATATTTTTATGAGTATGGGATACAAAAACAAAATATACTGATTCGAAAAGATGTTGAAGAAGCATTTAAAGCGGGGAATGGTGACGGATATTGGAAGAATAATAATGAACCGAATTATAAAGGATCTTCGTTCAGTATACATGTACCACTAAATGAATGCGGTGATATAAGAAACTACTCACAAAATAAAGAATGGTTAGAAGTGGCAGAATGTGGTATTGATAAATCTAATAGATTCAATGACATTGGGTTTGGAATGGAACGGATAGAATTATTATTTTTTGGGATACCATATCCCATTGTGTTTGTTTAATGTTTTATAAATAATAAATAAGTATGATTATGATTTTATATAAAATAAATATCAATATTTTTTATTAATTATTATTATTTATTTTTATTTTATTTTATTTGTGGTAATTATGAATATTCTCTCAATCTCTCGACATTTCGAAAGATAGAAAGTAAAATAAGAATAGAAATTGCATACATAACAAAGGCCAAATCTTCTATAAAGGTTTATGAATTCACCATGAAGAGAGAATGGAGTTAAATGGAAATGTGAATAATGGAAAAAGATATAAATGGAAGGAGAAGGAGGGGTTTAAGGGGGACCTGGGTCCCCCTGAGGAGAAGGAGGGGTTTAAGGGGGACCTGGGTCCCCCTGAGGAGAAGGAGGGGTTTAAGGGGGGAGAAGGAGGGGTTTAAGGGGG